CTAATGTGGCCAGAGATCAGTCAAGTCAAGATGAAATTAAGGATATTATTCTCGGTCTTCGATCTGCTTTGAAACAAGGAAATTCTAGTGAAGATTTTTATACTACATTTCCATATCTTCCTTTGACAGCCGGGGATAAGTCATCAGGAGAAACGACCGTTGAAGAAATGTTGCCGGGAGCGCCTCAACTTTTACAACCGGCCCCTGGTATCGTATTTGCTGAACCAACAGGAAGTAGTAGTGGAACAACTGTTTCAACTGCTTTCGTTCCTAAAGAAGTTATTATGGTTACAAAAGTAAAACCGCTCTTAACCAATGTTTGGAGTCAGGGATTAAAACTATACACTGTGACCGATCCAAGAACGGGAAAGAAAGTGTCGGTGGTTAGTGATTTGGCTTCCGGACTTTTCGTTGACCGAAAAACCAACACTTATTATTCGTTGCCTGCTCAATTTCAATAATTATGGCACTTCCATATACAAGTTTCGGTCAAGTAACAGGTAGTCTGAGTTCCGGCTCATATCTGAGTACTCAAGATATGAGTCTATTCTACGTTTCTCAGTCCAGAGATGTATGGTTTGGGTTTTCTCCAAATGATGTTCTTGAACTTTCTGTATATGATACTGAGAATAATTTTGTTTCTTGGAGTGTAGTGGACCAACAAAGAAATTTCAAAGATGTTACACTTACGTATATTAATGAGTTGGACACAACAGTAACTTACACTTATAAAGAATTAATTAGAGATTTTATTCTTTACAAAAATGATAAGTACCTTGCTGGTGTAACAGAAGATTTACTTTTAGAAAATACAACCGATGGAACAAATAAACTTTCTTATGTTTTTACTAGAAATTTAGCTGGTTCACATGTTAGTCCGTTATCCATTAAAGAAATTTCTCCGTCAAGAAAAGAAGTCAAATTGATTCCGAAGGATGGTAATACCATATCTTATACCGCTTTTTGTTTAAAGAAATTTCCTATTGGTGATGTAGCGCCTGTTTTGATTTCTGCTACTCAACAATGTCCTTATGACCAAATTTATAGGTTAATTAAACCTAAATACGTGCAGGCTATCAATTGGTTACAAACTATTTTCTTCCTTCCTGATGATGGTAGTGTGTTGACTTTTCTTCGTAACTTATACGAAGATTATATCAAATATACTTCATTGAGTTCTACTCAGATAACTAGTGGACTTGAACCAACAAAAATTTTTCGTATTCAGGGTATTAGAACCTATTTCAGCAATTATCTCTTGGAGAGATATAATGGAGTTTCAGATTTTGATTCAATAGAACAAGTGTTTGGATCTATTGTTAATAAACGGCTCGATATTCGGTTTGGCCCATACGCCAATCAACAGGGAGAAGATTACAAAGCAGCTCGGCAGTTTTGCTATGATTTCTTTTTTACCTATTTCTATGAAGCTGCGATACATCGTTTTCAAAATCTCCACCAAGACAAGTATTATAGTTACTTGAAGAATTCTCTCAACTTTGGGAATAATCGATATTCCACTATTATTGATCATGATTATTGGGATGAGAGAACGGATGCAACCGATCCATTTACTTTGGTAGTCAAATTAGCTTCAGAACTTCCTTCAGACATTTCGGAGAAAGATAATTGTTGGGTATCTAATTTAAGCATGGTTCCGTATGTTGTTAATGCGGTCATTCTTAATCCTGTAAAATACAAGACAATTAGAATTTCATCGGCCAATTTTGGTTCTCCATCTCTGTTCGTTTCTAAACAGAATAGTAACAAGCTGTATTCTTCTGATGATTTGACGATGAATACAACAACAGAAGACCAAATTACAACTAATCGAACAGAGGCAATTCTTAATACTGACTATGGTAGTTTTTCCAATTTTATTGTATTTTCGTCGGCAGCCAACAGAGTAAATATTTTCAAAACTAAAGCGACTAAATGGTACACGTTAAATATTACTCTCGCCACTCTTGATGCCAGATATAATCTATCTTTATCATCATCTGTAACATATCCATATTACACTTCAGAAAGAAATTCAATTGTTTCTCAGATGACCGATTTAGTTGATTCATTTGATGGTTATGAATCATATCTGTTTAATAGTGATAATTTTGTTTATATACCACAGTCGTCTTCTTTTGCAGATAGTGTTTACGTGGCTGATTATGATTCTTTGTCAGAAGAATACGACCGCAACAATAAAGACAGTCTGATAAATAATATACCAGGTTTTATCTATAAAGATACTGATAGTGAAGATTATCTGACGTTCTTGAATATGGTTGGCCACCATTTCGATAACATATACACCTATGTTGCAGCGATGCCGATTGCACGTCAGATTCACAATCAAATGAGTTCAAGTCTTCCCCTACAAACTCTACAAGAATTGTTGGGATCGTTTGGTTGGAGTGTCGATGATATTATTGGTAGTTTAAACATTGATGACGTATATCTCAATAGTCTTGATGCTTCAACATATAATGCTATTTCTGCGGAAGAGAGACTGAAGATTATTTGGAATAGAATTCTTAATACTCTTCCTGGTTTATATAAAACTAAAGGAACTGAGGAGTGTGTACGATATTTGTTGTCGTGTTATGGCATACCCACTGAACTTTTGACTGTTCGGGAATTCGGCGGCACGGATTGGTCGGAGGATGTAGAGCCAACCTATAAGTTGGATGAAAAACTATACATGATGCGATTTTCAGGCCCATCAGATTATGTAGAGGGGCCGATACCGTTCTCAGTTATGACAGTGGAATTTAAATTTGCAGTGGAAAGTTCAAGTTTCTATTCCAATTTTAGTGTTCATCCATTATTTACAGTGATACCAAGTCCATATACTACAGTCGATTCCCATTCTTGGTATATTGGAGTTCAAAAAGTTCCAGGTCAATTCATGGGTCAGGTTATTTTCCAGATGGGATCGGGTTCAACAGGCGCTAGATTGACTAGCAGTATAATGCCTATTTTTAACGGCGATCCATTTAGCGTGTTGGTGAGGCGCAACGATCCATACTCAGTATTTGAGGATACAACTACAGAGGATGCGCCTCCATTAAAATACGATTTAACTGTTCAAAGAAGTGATAACGGTATAGTTTTGTTTCAATCGACAAATAGTGTTATTCTTGAAACTCAAGACAACATGGTATTCAGTAACTATGGAAAGTTTCGTCTTGGAAATGGTGGATTGCTGGCTCCAAATTATTTCATTGGAACTTTGGATAAGTTAAATATTTGGGATATACCATTAAGTGATTTAGATTTTGACGAACATGTTAATGATTTTAATGCATACAGTTATAGTGGATCTAATGCAAATCAACATCTGTGGGTTCGTGTGGCTTCGGATTTCCCGGTGAGTTTGTATGATACGATAAGCGGTTCGCCGGCGGTTTGGGTGGATAACCGATCTTCATATTATGCTATTCCAAATTATTTTTCTAGTGGTTCGACAAGTAGCTCCATCAATCTAACTTTGTATTCTGCTTCTTACAATTTGAGTGATGGAACATCTTCATTTGATATCTTCCATAGCCGTTGGTTATCGTATTACCCGTCGGGTTCGGTGGATATTTATGCCCAAAACTTCCCACAAATTTTAGATCCAAATTGGTCTGCATCATTTAATGGATGTCTTTGGGTCACTCATTCTGTATTCCCATACAATTTCCGAGCCTATTCTTTCCAACAGGATATCGATGCTTCCAAGTGGGGACCAAACCGTTATCGTAATAAAAAGATACGAAAGATTGATCAATCGGTGGAGTCTCGATTTGATGCGAGAGAGAGGTCAACATTTGAAACGGATACCTCACTTTCTGGTGAATCAAACCAAGTCGGTTTTTTTGTCGATCCTCAAGATGCCAAGAATAAGGATATTTTACGTTATGTCGGTAAAGCGGGAATTATGGAAATGATTTCCAATCCAGCTGATTTGTATAATGACCGATATGCATTGTTAAAAAATAAGAATGTTGAGTATAATTCTTATGGAAATAAGAGAACACTATTCAACGAACTTATTACCATTTACAAATTTTATTTTGATAAATCCATTTTTTCGGCTATTAAAAATGTGGTTCCTGCCCGATCAAATATTTTAACGGGTATAGTAGTAGAGCCGACACTATTGGAAAGACCAAAATATCAACACCGTCCACTCACTTGTAGTTATCAGGATATTGTTTATTCTGCTACTATTAGCGGCATAGCCACAATGTCAATGGAAGATAAATGGTCTAATTTCAATACAGATTGGGATGCTATCTCAGCTTCAAATCCGTCGATGATTTCAAGTTTACCACCAAGTTACACTCAAATCGTTGATATTACTTATATTAATGACCCGGTTAGACAGAAACCGGTGAATTTGTTGGGTAATTATTATCCTGATGAGTTGGATACAATTCAAAGAACTCGCTATAGCGATTATCAAGCA